TGGGGTTGCGACGCTATACAAATCGGCTGTAAGCAATATACTATTTCAAAATGGCTGTCTAACTATGAAAAGATAGGGCGTTCAAATAATTACTCGGACAAAGAAATCGAGGAGTACTGGATGTACACAGACATGATTAAGCACATACATGAGAGTGGAGCTTTAATGTAACATGAACGACATGGAAACGAATACAGAATTATTTATCTAATAACGAAATAGATATGGCACAGCAATTCAAACCTTTCGATTTGGAGGCCGCCAAGGCCGGGGCGTCCGTGATGACGCGCGCCGGCCGTCCGGCGAGGATTCTCGCGTTCGACCTGAAGGCCGATGAATGTCCGATAGTGGTTGCTATTGAAACGCACGACGGAAAGTCTGAGGTTGTCAAAACGTATACTAAATACGGGGACGCAGTGGATGAATATGATGACGACCTCATGATGGCATCCGTCAAACACCGCGCGTGGGTGAATGTATATAAGAGGGAGCAATACCATATAGGTGACACCTTCGATACGGAGGAGGAGGCTATAAAGTATGGGGAAAAGTTCTCCACATATATTACTACTGTTCTTGTTGAATGGGAAGAATAGTCATTCAGGGTGCGTAGCTCAGCGGTTAGAGCGATGCAGGGTACGGAAATAGGGAAACATAGGGTCGCAATTCCCGCGTATCCGAGCGTAGGTCGCAGGTTCAAATCATGCCGCACTCTCACAATGGAAATATTTATGGAAGCGCTGCACATTGAGGAAGATATTTATCGGCAGATAGCTGAATACATTGAAGATAATGCTCTGCCGTACATTCGGGGCTGGCATTCGGAGGCGGACGAGTTTAGGATAGCCGATGTGTGTTTTGAAACGGATTCCGCTGCCGATGGTTACCAGTTTGTGTCTGTTGCGGGTTATGGTTTGATACACTACACCCGCAATACTTCCGGTGGAGAGTTTTCCCGCGAGTTCGACAGTCTTGGGCAGTGCTGGCTCGAAGTACACACATACGCTGAAGAAGGGTATGAAATAATCAATGATTTCAACATCAATAAATTGCGTAAATATTTTAAGTAGTTATGAAAACGCTATATCTGTATGATTCCGACAAGGGATGGGTGTTGTTTGAATACGATGTTCTGTCCGATTTAGCACATGAATTTTCAATACGCAACATTCGGATAGGCAATGACTGCGAGCTGGGCGACGGCTGCAAGCTGGGCGACAGCTGCGAGTTGGGCGACGGCTGCAAGCTGGGCTACGGCTGCTGGCTGGGCTACGATTGCAAGCTGGGCTACGATTGCGAGTTGGGCGACGGCTGCAAGCTGGGCAACGACTGCAAAGTTAAACATACTCTTTGCATACACGCTTCCCGTCATACGATTACTTATTGGGGTTGCGACGCTATACAAATCGGCTGTAAGCAATATACTATTTCAAAATGGCTGTCTAACTATGAAAAGATAGGGCGTTCAAATAATTACTCGGACAAAGAAATCGAGGAGTACTGGATGTACATAGACATGATTAAGCACATACATGAGAGTGGAGCTTTAATGTAACATGAACGACATGGAAACGAATACAGAATTATATAAAAAACTATTGGAGTTGCAGAAGGCCGTGCGCGGTCTTTTCCCCGAGAAACAGGGAGGGACAGGTGATTATAAATATGTCTCCGGCAACAAGCTGCTTAGTGTCGTTCGTCCGAAGATGGACGAGCTGGGACTTCTTCTCAAATCTGAAATAGTCGATATTGTCAACACGAGGCAGGATTACAAGGTAGGGCGCGAACAACGCGACAAATCGGAGGTGCATACATCGCTAAAAATGCGCTTCACCTGGATAGATGCGGAGAGCGGACAGCAGGAGATGTGCGAGTGGGCAGCGAACGGGCAGAACGATTGGGATAAAGGAGCAGGTTCGGCCATGACCTATGGGGAACGATATTTCCTGATGAAATTTTTCCATATTCCGACCGACGAGGATGATGTAGACGCTCTTCGGGAAAAGAATGGCAGTATGCCGGCCGGGGAGACACACCCGTCCAAAAAGACATTCAATCCGCAGGTGCTTGAAGACCCTATTAGTGTCAATATCGTCTGCAAGTGGCTGGATAAAAAGGAGGCAGAAAGCAGGGACGCGGGGAATACATTCAGTATCGCCCGGCTGCTGGAAACACAGTATGCCGGGATTACTTCCGGCGAGATTAACCGCGTCGGAGAATTGTACAGGGAATATAAACAGAAACAAACAGCATAACAGCATGAGTTCACTTTATCAGATTACTGCCACGCAACAGTGGCTGAACGATGCGATAGAGGCATCGGAAGGCGTCCTCACTCCGGAGCTGGGGGAGGCGCTGTCCATCAACGAGGAGAATCTGCGGCAGAAGGCGGAGGATTATTCAGCGTCGATACTCGACGCAAAAGCACGACTGAAAGCTATCCATGACGAAAAGGCGCGACTCGATAAATTGCAGAAAAGCGAACAGCGGAAAATCGATATTCTGTCCGGGCGGCTATCCGATGCGCTGCGGCTGTTTGGCATAGACCGGTTGGAGGCTGGCAAGTATCGACTCTCTTTCCGCAAATCGACGCAGGTCGTCATCGAGGACGAAGGAAGCATTCCGGAGCGGTTTCGGACGGTTACGATAGGCTACGACAAGCAGATGCTTAAAACGGCCATAACGGCCGGGGAGGAAGTCCCCGGGGCGGTCTTACAGGAAAACAGCAACATTCAAATACGGTAATATTATGGCAAAAATGAAATCACGGGCAGGCTCGTGTACATCGGGCAGACAGAGGAGCTGCCGTCGCGCAGCGGAGGCAATGTGTTCCGCAAGCGGGAATTTCTTCTGGATGCTACAACCTATGACCTGTATACCGCAGAGCGCAGTCAGTATGAAAACATTCTTGCGCTGGAAATGACGGGCGACCGATGCGCCGACCTTGACAAATTCAGTGTAGGGACTGCAGTGACAGTATCCTTTGCGCTGCAGGGCCGTGAATGGACGAACCGTGACGGGGAAGTGCGCCGCATGACGTCCGTTCGCTGTTACGGCATAGAGGCACGGCAGAATCGGATGCAAGGAGCCAATGCGGGTACTTACGACAGGCCGGGTGGTTCGGCACTACAGGCACCCGTACAACCCGACTATACGCCGCGCGGGAATTACGAGGATGAACCGGACGGACTTCCTTTTTGAGTATGCTTTACAATCTCGCTACAGAACTCGACCGCGAGCGTTTCAAGTGCCGGTGCAATGCCCTCTATAAACGGGGCGGCATTGTGGAGCTTTCCGAGCGAAAGCCCCAGCGCACGCTCCGTCAAAACCGCTATCTGCATCTGATTCTGGGGTGGTTTGCCATCGAGTATGGCGAGACGGTGGAATACGTGAAACAGGAGTATTTCAAAAAGCTCTGCAACGGCGAGATATTTTGCCGCATAAAAAGCGACCCGTTCCTGGGCGATGTCGAGACAGTCCGCAGTACGCGGGACTGCGATACGGGAGAGTTGACGACCGCCATCGAACGGTTCCGAGATTGGGCGAGCCGGAAGTGCGGCATCTATCTTCCGGCCCCGGACGAGGCGGATTTTCTGCGCGTCATCGAGAAAGAGACGGCGCGACAGGCTATTTACACATGAACCACAGAAAAAGATTCTTGCCGGTTTGTTAGGCGGAGAACGTTTGCTGCCTGTAGGTATGGAATTATTCGGAATAGCTGGCAGCCGGGAAAGACCGGCAAATTGAGCTATGGTGTAATGGCAACACCGCAGATTTTGGTTCTGCTGTTTCCGGTTCGAGTCCGGATAGCTCAACAAATCACCATAAAACATGGAAACATCAAGGCAGCAGGTATTTATCGATTATTGCAGCTACCTATATTCAACCGGGAAAACTTACCGGAAAATCGGCGTGCATTTGGGCATTGTACTGCATTTCATTGAGAATGCGCCGTCTTTGGATACTAAGGGATATAAAACATATATGCGGGCTAATGCGATAAAATTATCGGAAAATATCGAATACAAAGGGGCGCTTTGCGAGTTTATGGCTTTTATCGGTCAAGGGTTCCGCTGCCGCAAAGCCAGCCGACGGTGCAAACCGCTTGAGCGTTTAAGCTCAATTTCTGAGAAGAATCAGAAATTAATCAACGACTTCATCAACCATTTGATGGAGAACGAGGATTACTCGGCCAGTACATTGACCCTGTACTCGTACACGGCCAAAACGTTTTTCGAGTACGCAAACACCCTTTCGATGGACAATTGCAGGCGGTTCTTGGCGATGCTCGAAGATAAAGGCCTTTCTCCCAAGACAATCCGGATGCGCATTACCGCATTGGAACGATTGGGTGAATTTGCCAAAGTTCCTATCCGGTTGAAACGACCGAAAATCCCAAAGAGCCTCGACACGGACAATGTTCCCTCGATTTCGGAGTATAACAAGTTGCTCGAATATCTGCTAAAACACAAGAATCGGGACTACTATTTTTTCATCAGGATATTGGCCACTACCGGTGCCCGGGTATCCGAATTTCTGAAAATCACGTGGGAAGATATTATCGCTGGGGAGTTGACAATCAAGGGGAAAGGCAGCAAGTACCGAAGGCTGTTTTTCAACAGAGGTTTACAGAAAGAGGTACGGGAGTATGTCGAACAGACCGGGAAAACCGGGCTCGTCACCGGAATGACGAGCCGCGGGTTAAATGCTATAATGAAAGACTGGGGCGACAAATGCGGGATCGACCGTAGCAAGATGCACCCGCACGCTTTCCGGCACTTTTTTGCTAAAATGTTCTTGAAAAGTAACAAAGACGTTGTGCAACTGGCCGACTTATTAGGACATGGGAGTGTAGACACAACCCGCATTTATTTACAAAAGAGCTATGACGAACAGAAACGAGACTTTAATCGATACGTTACGTGGTAGCGTCCGCTCACTTGCCGGAATACCGGCGTTGCTCGAAGGGAGGGACATCTACGACGAAACCGGGCATGTAGACTGCGAGCTGATGACAGCCATTCTGGAATTCATGGTCGAACTGATGGATGCTGAAAATAAAGCGATGCGGGCTTTACACAAGATGTTAGGTATTGAGGAAAGCGAAGCCCCGAAGAAGTCATCCGTAAGCGCCGGAGCCAAATGGACGGCGGAAGAGATACTGAAACGTTGTACCCTGCACGATAATGTACTGAAACTACCCGCCGTACAGTTCAACAAGAAATCCTACGCCGAGGCCAAGAAATGGATCGAAGAGGCTGGCGGTAGCTGGACAGGCGGTAAAGTACAGGGATTTACGTTCCCGTTCAATGCGGATAGGGTCTTTTCGATTCTCAAAGAGGGAAAACGATGCAATTTACAGCAAGAGTACCAGTTTTTCGAGACACCCGCAGATGTTGCAGACTGGCTGGTAATGCTGGCCGGAGGCATGCAGGAAACTGATACGGTATTGGAGCCAAGTGCCGGTCGGGGTGCTTTGGTAAAGGCCATACATCGGGCGTGCCCGGCTGTAACGGTTGACTGTTTTGAGTTGATGCCGGAAAACATGGAACAGTTGCGAATGCTGCCGGGAGTGAATATCGTGGGCCACGATTTCACCCTAAGCCAGTCGGGACGGTATACGAAGATCATAGCCAATCCGCCTTTTAGTAATAATCAGGATATAGATCATGTAATGAAGATGTATGACCTGTTGCAGGAGGGCGGTACGCTGGCATCTATTACCAGCAAGCATTGGGTGCTTGCAACGGAAAAAAATGCGAAAACTTTCAGAAATTGGTTGAAAAAGGTTGGCGCAGAGAGATATGATATTCTCGGCGGGAGTTTTAAAGAATCGGGAACATCAATAGAAACAGTGGCTGTAGTTATAAAAAAACTTGGCGAAACAACACCTTGTTATCGACTCGTGTCCTAAAAAGCAATGGCAGGAAGAAGCAGTAAAAGAGAGGAGGTATTGGTATCTCCGAAGCCGCTAAATCTTTAGTTTAGCGGTAGTTCACGAATATTTCTCAAATACAAGGACAACTTTTATGTAATTTTTTACCGATTCAAAATGAATTTGTATATTTGTAGCGCCAGATAGTCGTATCACACGACCATAGAAATACATACGAAGCCTATTTAACTTGGGCGTATCCTTATGCGCTTCTACTCGTGTAAGTGCGACTGTCTGGCGACAAAAGGGGGTACGTCCTTTTTTGTACATTGCTGCATATGGGAAGTCTAACGGATATAGTATAGTATTCGATTATGGAAACGATTGACATGCCTATTTCGACATTGGTACCGCCTCGGTTTTCGGGCCGTGACTTCACGTCGTCGGACTACCGGGAGATTATCGACGAGCTGCTGTGGTATACCGAGAGGCTTTTTCGGTACGGCCTGCGTCGCGAGGGCACGTATCCTTTTGCCGAGTTCTTCAGGGTGCCCGATGCGTCGGAGCGGTTGCTGTTGCTCCGGGGGGGCGGTGGAAGTCTTTTGCGACACAGAGGACGACGGGCCTGCGGCTTCGTATTTCGACGGCCCGGCATGGCGCGGCGTTGTCCGCCTCGACTCCTGGGAATGCCGCCAAATGCCCGCGGCGCCGACAGCGTACCGTGACGAGCGCTTCTTCTTGCAGTGGCCCGCGGCCGCCTGTGCCTTCGACCCGAAGCAGGTGGACGGCGGCGAGGGGTATTTCGACTGAGCAGTTATTCATAACGCCGCCCGCAACATCGCCACATGGGGGTATGTAAGCACCCATGAAAGATGGGATATGTTGTCTTGCTCGCTGCATGATGATTTATCTACGTCTAAAGCCAACGCACTTTAGTCGTTGGTAGCTTACCCCACGACTGAAGTCGTGGGCTTTCCCGCTTATCTTTTGTAACGGCATACGGCAATGATTTGGATAGGAATTGATACAGGACGGCATACGGGATTTGCCGCATGGGACGGGCGGCGGTTGGTTGCCGTGCGCACGGTAACGATTACGCAGGCCATGGAGCTGGTTCGCGGGTACATGCGGCAGGGGCCGGTACGGCTGCGGATAGAGGACGCCCGGCAGCGGCGGTGGTTCGGTGCCACGGGCCGCGAGCGGCTGAAAGGGGCGGGAAGCGTGTGCCGGGATGCGACGGTGTGGGAGGACTGGTGCCGGGAGAATGGCGTTACGGCCGAATTTGTGGCGCCCGAACGGAACCGCACGAAACTGTCGCCCGAACAATTCCGGACGGTTACGGGATATGCTGGTATTACTTCTTCGCATGGTCGGGATGCGGCTATGCTGGTTTACGGATTGAAATAAATGTTAAGCGGGCAGGCGATGATGCAGTAGACGACACCTTAGCGGGAGCCCCGGAGCATCCCCTCGTTCATGGAGGAACGGGCTGTTGCATGCCGGCACTTCCCATAGCTGTTAGACACGGCTTCACGATGCCTGCAAAAAAACATGAATCATGGCAAGGGCGCGGACGATAAAACCGGATTTCTGGACAGACGAGAAAGTGGGAAAACTGTCCATGCAGGCACGCCTGCTGTTCATCGGGACATGGACGCATGCCGATGACAACGGTGTGGTGCGCGGCAATCCGGCGTATCTGAGAGCGCAAATATTCCCTTACGATGACAATCTGCGAAGCGGCGAACTGAATCGGTGGCTCGATGCCCTTGTCGAATGCCGGATGTTGATTCCGATACTGTGGCAAGGCGAACGCTATTACGTTATCCGTACTTTCCGCAAGCACCAGCGGACAGACCGTCGTGTTGTTAACGAGTTGATACCGAGCGATGAATTGGCGCAAATCATGCACCCGACGGGGCCCGACGTGTACACAGCGGGTACACGACGTGTACACAACGGGCGCCCAACGTGTACCCGACGTGTACACAACGGGCGCCCAACGTGTACCCGACGTGTACACAACGGGCGCCCAACGTGTACCCGACGGGTGCCCGAAACAAAAAGAAGAAAACGAAGAAAAAGAAAGAACCAAAGAAAAAGAAGTAAAAGAAGAAAATTCTTCATCACCACCTTCTGCGCGTGCGCGCGAGGATATTCCGGATTTTTCGGTTGTCGGCGTATCGGAGGAGGCTAAAGAAGAAAAAAGTTGCGCCAAAAAAGAAGAAATGCCGGTTTACGCTCCGCGCAGCGACAGCGAATGCGTGGCCGTATCGGACATGGGGGCATGGCTGGCCGGAGAGACCGTATGGCTGGAGGCTATCTGCATGAACCGCGGACTGTCGATGCCCAAACTGCGCGAGTATCTCGATGCGTTCATCGAGGAGCTGAAGATGCAGGGCGTGGCCTACAAACCTGCTCACGACGTCAAGAGGCATTTTAACAATTGGTTACGGAAAATATTACAACATCATGACGAAAACAGCCGAAGAACTGCGGCCCTTAGTGGAGAGAGCATTAACGAGCGTCTTGGCCGCGAATGCCGCGAGCGTGTCGCGGAACGCCTACGCCGCGCAAATGGCGGTCTGGGGCCGTGATGCGATGAGCTTCCTTTCTAAATTCAACCCGGACGTACAGGACTATTGCGCCCGCAACCCGGAGCGATGCTTCATTGCCGATACCCCGACACTGCATGACGTGCTCCGGGCCTACGGCGAAGATGCGGCGGCGAGCTGGCTGGATATTCAGCTGACCGACCTTGTGCAGTTCTCCGGTGTGCGCAAAGAACACGCCGCTACGGTCATCGGGCCTCTGGCACAGGTCATCTCGGGCAATTACGGATTTCTTAAAGTGTCAGAGCTTATGTTGTTTTTCCAGCACTTCAAGTGCGGCAAATACGGCAGGTTCTACGGTCAGTTCGACCCTATGGTCATTACGGAGGCGTTACACGATTTTCTGGAATACCGCACAGAACAACTGTCGGCCATAGAGCGGCGCCGGGCACAGGAACGGGAAGCACAGCGCCGGGAGCAGCGCCGCCGACAGGAGGCCGCCGGAGAACTGATGAGCCGGGAAGAATGGGAGGAAATCAAATGGTTGTTCAACATAGGGTATGAAGCGCGACCGTGAAGCCCTCAAGTCCGCCATTCTTTCCCGCGTCCGGGAAGTGTGGGAACGCAAAGTACTGGACTGTATAGAGCCTACGGATGCCCTGATAATCAGGGACAATATTTACCTGTCCGTATTCAAGGCATGCACGTTGGATGAATTTCGGGCGGTCGTACGGGAGATGGCGGAGGAAGGGCTAGTGACGATTCATGAAACGGCCACGGATACGGGGCTTCGGCTACCGATAGAGGAGAGCGAACTATGAAAAATGAATCTAAGGATAAATCCAATCTTCCGCGCGGGTTGTGGTGGAGCGATACAACGGGGCGTATAGCACTCTGTAGATGTCCGAAATGCGGCCGCGAGAATTATTGCATGAACGTTTTGTCCGGAATATGCACTTGGTGCGGATTCGATGCTAACTCGTACTACAATAATGACAACAATAATAACAACAATGAGTATGAAGCTGACAAACAATGAACAATGGATACTCGACTACCTTAAGGTTGACATACTCCCACGACTAAAGCGCGTGGGAGTATGTCAAACGAAAAAGAATAAAATTTATGGGACAAAGCAAAAAAAGACATTGTTGGAGTTGCATATACCTTGAACGAGATGCAACCAGCAATAACGACCATTGCAAGTTACAGAACGTAATAAAAAGTCGCAATGCGATAGCGTGTAAAAAACATAAGATTTGGTATAAAACAAAGGTTAAATGCGACATATAGAAAGCCAAATACAGAAGGACTGCGTAACGTGCGCTGAAAAAGAAGCCAAGGAACGGATGCGGGCAAAAGCGCATCATATTATCGAGAAGATGATGGCCGGTATTTTTCAAGGTGATATGGCTCGAAAAATCGCAGATGAATTTTGCAAAAAACTAATTGAGGAATGAAAAACGATTCAGATGTCATGGATAATATCCCCTCGCGCCCTGTTGGGGAGCGGTTCAATTTTGGGAATGTAGTGCTGGAGGTTGTTAACAATGCTACGAATGATGATTGTGTGGGATGCTATTTTTACAGTCGTTTCAGCGATATTCCTTATCCTGGCCAAATTACGTGTATTAGACATTGCGAGAAATTTGTCTCTGTCATAGGCCATTGTTATTCAGAGGACAGAGAGGATGGCGAGGATATAATTTTCAGACAATTGACATACTCCCACGCGCTTTAGTCGTGGGAGTATGTCACCATTGCCATATACTATAGTGCGTGCCAATTCCGATGTAAAAAGTACCTCTATTTAATGTTGGCAAATAACCGTATCCAATTTGTACGCCTACTCCCCAGCGTTTAGATTTGCTGGATACGGGAAGGGTCTGCGTTATAGTCTGCTGTTTTTGGTAAACTTGCATTTCTACTAAACTTGGCCGGTATCCCTCGACAACGGCCCGATAATCGGACGTAGTGTATGTTTTCCGTTCTATTGGCATGGCGACCGGGATTCGGATGGTATCGGTAGGTGATGATAGGTAGCATGTATCGATACGCACGACCGTAACGGTGCGAGGCACGGGTATTTCCCGGACGATAGTATCCGTTACCGTCACCGTATCGCGGCGCAGGATTTCGAGCTGTTGGGGGCGACAGGTGCGGCGACCGGCGAAGAAGCCGATGCCGAGAACGAGTACCGCCGAGATTGCGGCGGTAATTATCGTGCGTGCCTTCATATCCGGGCGTTTTTTGCGTTTTCCTTGTCGGGACGGTCAACTATACCGCCGACCGGACGAAAGCCAAAATAAAGCCGACGAGGACGCCGACGAGGGTAACGTTCAGGTCTTGCCACTCGAATGTTCCGCGCTTCATCCATTTATCCCACACGAACTCCTTTCCGAATGCGGCGAGTATACCAGCGACAGCACCGGCTGCAGGGGAAAAGATGCCGAATGTAAGCGCCACGGCATATCCTGCCAGAAGATGTAATATTTTGTCTGTTTCCATATTGTATGGTATTATAAGTGCAGTACTTGGCCGCGGTTGCCGGATGCTTTCCATGAAACATGTATCCATGCGTAATTGCTTTCGTCTATCAATTGGTCGAACTGAATCCCTGCTGCTTGAATCATGCTGAACAACCTACGATTCTTGTCTGGTGAACCTACCGTAATGTCTGCTGCTTCTCCCTGCATATGTTGAGAATTGACGGCCCCGCCTACTGCTTTGTTCAGCATCGGCGTGCGAAAACCGCTATTCACAATTACAGGACCGCCCCATAATGCGCGTATGGGGTCGAGACAATTCGTGATAAGAGCTATCAAATTCACTTTCGCACTGGGAGGAGGAGTATTGTCTATACCCTGTTTGATAGCTGTCCGGGAATGACATAATTCTTGAATTGTAAAATACTTACCCATTGCGTGACATATTTTGTATGAAGGAGTAAGCTACCAGCCATACAAGAAGTTGGTAGCTTACTCCTCTGCTTTTTTGTTTATAGTATAATACAATGCGTCGTATTCTGATTTTTTTACTAATACGGGGCATTCTGTCACGTTGGTGATATGCGAACACTTGTGCGCTGCTACGATTACACTGTTTAGGCGTGAAATCCGCTCGTCTTTATGTAAAACGGATTTTTGGAGAGTCTCTATTTGGGTTTGACAGAAATCTATTTGCTCACGCATAACGTTGAGCGCTGCCTCCAGTGCTTTGACTTCCTTTTCAAAGGCCTCCGCATCCTTGAATCGTTTCGTTTGCCGCCGATATAACACCAGCGTGTACAGCGACGTGCCTCCAAATATGCACGTGACAGCCGAGAGTATCCAGTTCAGAATATCCATTATAGCCTGTGTCAAAGTTTTCTTTGTCCTACGCGTACTATATGGCGTGGAGCTTCAGTGTACGGGCGGCATTCCAGCAGTCCCAACGAGCGGCAGTGTGCCGTTACTTCCTCGAAATATGCTTCACCGATACGGCGGGCATCGTTAGAAGCGCGCACTATCGCGTTGTCTTCGGTTCTCGACGAAAACTCACCGTCTTTGTAGCGGACACCGAAGGCCGTGATATTGATAGGATTGTTCACAATGAACCGGCTGTATGCTATATAAGCCGTAGCCGCGACTATACCGTTACTATATTTCTCACCACAGCATCCCGCATAGTAGCCGCCGTTCATCAGTGCATCGTGGTCGTCCGCCGTTATGGTTGTCTCCGTTCCGTCTGGCCGCGTGTAGGTGAATGCGTCGCCGGTTTTGAAGTCCGTCTCATCGAGCCACCGGTACAGCGGCGCGCCGAGAACGTCCATCAGGCGTAGCCGTTCAGCCTCCGCAAGGTATGGCTCGAGACGTTCCTTGGCGTTAATGTTAGCCGCAATGGGCCGGACACGGTTAATATCCTGTATTGTCAGTAGCATTAGGCACGAGTTTTAATGCGTCTTCTTCTGTGAAACCGAAGAGCATCGTTAGTGAGCTGCGCTTCTGTTGTATAGTAAGCGTGGCATTGGTAATGACTTCCACTACATGCGCTGTAGCCGCCTCGCCGTGTGTCTCTATATATGAGCCGCCGGTATTGTACGCAAGCGGTACGATATCAAAATGCATCGGGATTTCATTCCACCAGAAGCTGAACAGGTATTCGAGCGTCTCGGTGATTATGGAGCGGTCGCGGTAAGTGACGGAGTTATAATATTTGTAAGCGTTTACGAACAGGTCGGCTCCAAGGTTGCCAGCTACGTCCTTTGCTCGCAGAATCGGCGGTTGTTTGAATGCCTCGCCGATATTGTCGGGGATGACCTGCTGCGTGGTCTTAAACTTGCTATCATAGTTATCGCCGGACAGCGATACAAACTGCGGTATTTCATCTTTGTTCTTCGCTGTGGTGTACCACAATTGCATGGCATTCTCATCGCCCTGGAATTGCATCAGCTCCTGCTGCTTGCGTGCTAACTGCTCCTCGTTCTGGTCGCTTTCCATGATGTCAACGAGCAGGCCGGCCAGCATGAAGTTGCTGCACACGTTGCGTCCCGCGATGTTGGCAAGACCTTCCTCGGTACGCATATCGGTCAGTTCTGCTATGTACTTGGGTATTGGATATGCCAAATCGCCTACGGACGAGCCGCATAGATAGAACACCTGTCCGCGGTAACTCTCCCAGCCGCCGGCTTCGTCCACTTCGGACTGCACTGTTTCGGGACACGGGTCAAAAAGGTGATAACGAATTATGTCGTCAGGATACCAACGCATGCGAAAACGGGCACTACGCCGTCCCCAGTCTGCATGTACCGCAATATGAGTAATCTCTCGCCGTTATCGGAAGTTCCCAGACGACAGAATTCGAACGGTACCACGTGCATATCTTTGATGTGAAAATCCTGCGTATAGTTCACATGAATTGCGAAGCCACAGTATTTGGTGTAGTCCTCTACGATTTTGCGGAGAAAGCGCGTACCTGTTTCCGTAGCGTTTACCATCATGTCCGCAACGGCACTGTCCCCGAATCCCTCGCCGTTCACGAAATCGGAGTAGATGTCGAGGCATGCATATCCCGTTTTAGAAGCTGTGACGAGTTCGTTCACTACCTGCGGAAAATCGTTATCCTCGCCGTAGGTAAGGATATGCCATTGCCGCCAGTCATATGACTTAAACTGCTGCCGCGTCTTTATCTGCGAGGCTATCATCTTCTACAATTTTTTTGCCCGCGGTTTGCGTGGTTTCTTAGGTTTGTCGGCAGATGTTCCGGATTCCTCCGACGATATGCCACCATTATTGCGGTAAGATGCTATGCGAACGTCTACATCCTCTGGTAGTTTGCTAAAGAACTTGCGAACGGCGGGATTATTGGACAAATGGCGTAATGCCATCTCCTCGCCTTTCGCCCGAAGTGTTGCAGGTGTTAGCACCCAATCAATTTCCATGTTTACAGGGTCTGTTTTGTAGGTTCCTGGGTAAACTTCGTATTCTGTAGTTTTTGGTTCTATTCCTTGTAACTTCATGAGTTTTATATGAGATTCGATATACGTGTGTATGCACGTAGCAAGGTTACGGCCAAGAAAAACTTTTGCGAGATAACGAATTTCTTCCATCGCCGCGCGGTTGCTTTCCAATGTCTGTATATAATGATTTCTGTATTGTTGAGACAGATTATTATATGCTGCTTGGTAGGCTTTCAGTTTTTCTATGTCTGATTTTTCCATAACGATATATTTGACGCATTGAGGCGGGGTTGATACCCCGCCTGTGCGTGCATCAGAAAATTAGACTGAGGTGGGGGAGAGCAGTGACGTAATAGCTTTGTCTGTCGTCGCCTCGTCCGTCTTGAAAAATGATTTAGGCAGGCTGTCTTCGCGTCCATCTTCCCCTGTGGACAAAGTTACGTCATAGGCTATGCCGTCCGTAATTTCTGTCGAAACTGTCAGCGCCGAAACGCTGAGACCTGAATTCCAACCGTACACTTCATATTTAGTGTCTCCGGATGCGCCTCTGTCTTTGTTCTCCACAATAGCCACTACTAAGGCATTGGTAAGACCGTTGATGAATTTCTTTGCTGCCTCCGATTTCTGGAATATACGCACTTGTACACTGTGCGTATGACTATTTACGTAAGTCCCAGCGTTGATTTCATCAGTGCCGATGGTTGCGTCCGGTAAAGAATCCACCTCATATGCTTTTGCGCCTGTTTTGAGAATCAGGTCGGAAATAACATTATTCGTCACTTCCGAAGTTGCCTTGTTGATATCAGAATGGCTTATCAGTATGACACGTGCCGCGGTACCGGGAGTAGCCTGAGATAAGCAGTCTTCACTCGTGAAGCCTACAGATATTTTGCTGCAATCTACTGCCATAACTTATCCTCCTAAATGGCTATGGTGAACATTTCGGGATTGGTAAGTTTTGCATCCAGACGTCCCATAAGACGAGTAAATACTACTTTGTCCTTGCGGTCGTACCACATTTCAATCTGGTCAAAACTGTCGAGGCTGTCCACGCCTACGCCGAGCACGGGCCGAGCAGTGTATATGGCGCGGTTCGGATTGTCGTATTTCGTCTCGTTGTCGAAGTACGATTTAATCATCTTGTCCCATATCGGCATGGCAATTACGGGAATGCCGTCATAGGAGAGTGCGGAGCGTCCGTCAAGCAGCATGACGCGCGCGCTTTCGAGATATTGCGAGGATGCGAGATACTGCGTATAAGCGTCGTAGATGCTCTGCGTCACAAGTATGAACTGATTTTCCATGCCTCGCAGTTCTATCGGAGCGCCGTAAACCAGCCCCGCGAAATAGTCCACGATATTCTCCGGCGATACCTTCTGTGCTGCATATGATTCGCCTGTATTTTCCGTAATAGTTACGCGCTGTTCCGCATTCGCGCTCGCCTGTGTGATAGCTTGTTTCCAGAATCCATCGAGCAGGGTGAAGTATTTCGTATCCAGCCCCGCGGTGACCGTGCCGGTAGGCGCGCTCTGTGCTGACGTATCGCCGAACCAAACGGTCCGATAGAAGAAGTCGCGTACACTCTTCCGTAGAACTGTGAGCACGATGTTTGCGTAATCGGTGTCAGTAAAATCGGGAATGCGTACGCCGGTATGCAGAGAGTATATCGTGGCTGCGTTCTGCAAATCAGTATAGCACTGTTTGAGGAATATTTCCCATGTCTTTGGATTCCACTCCAATTTTCGGGTATTGATGCTCCATGTCTGATTAGAAGAATTGCATCCGGCGTCCGGAACGCCCACCAGGCCGCCTTCACCGATGAACCCAACCTCAGTATTGGTAACGATACCCGGGAATATCGTATGAATGGACGTGAAATCGGGGGCACGCAACGTGTCCTCGAACAGCATTTCGCTAAGCGAATCGACCAATTTACCTTCAAAGGTAAATTTAGTCATGTCAATAAAACCTCCTGCTGCCATTTTTATAGGGTGTAATGTTAGTGAATGTTGGTTATTTAATGAGTTTTTCAGCCTCAGCGGCCTTTCGCTGCTTCTCGCGCGCCTCCTTGATGATGTCCTCCTTCGAGAGGCTGGCCGGTGATTTAGATGTTGGGACATAGTTCTGTCTTGAAGGCGGTACTTCGCGGCTACCTCGAAGACGGCGTAACTCCGCTTCCTGCTCATCGATTACCCTGCGTGCTTCTTCTAGCATGTCTTCCAGCTCCCGCACGCGCTCCTCCATGTCTCCCACACCAGGCTGATTAGGCGATTCTATCGCCGTTACTACATTGTCCTCGATGTTGACTTTGCGGCCATCAGCAAGTACGAACTCGCCTTCGGTGTCGCCTTTTGCCACTTTTACACGGTCGCCAACACTGAGGCTGTCGTCGGACGAGGATGTTGAAAACACGATATTCCCCTCCACGTCTTTGTAATCGTAGTTGAAAATTTCGTGTTTTTTGAAGTAATTAGCCATTCGTTCCATGAACGAAACATAGGCCGAAGATTTTGTTTCTGCCATAATGCAATTATATAGTTGATTGGTTGTGTATTGGTTTATTCTGTCTATAAATCCCATTTCGAGGAGGGAGTTCGCATCATGTACTTTTTCCTGCTGGATAACATTGCGTAAAAATTTCCTATCTGCTCCGGTGCGTTCTGTGTAAATATCAAGTATTGCTTCTTGCTCCATCTCCAGTATATCGGACATATTCCGAGCTTCTTCAGTCGATATGCATCCGTACATTTCCGTATAAACCTGATGAATCAGCGCACGGACATTGCGGTTAGCTGACCTGTTGCCTTTCGGAGCCGCAAGTAAAATTACAGTTGCCATAGAATGACAGGCCCCACGAATATTTGCGTAAATGTTTCGCCCGCTCATTCGCAACATATCGTATATTTTGAATCCTTCCTCCGTGCTCCCGCCGTCGCTGTCTATATCCAACAGAATATCAGGGTCGGGATTTCCGGCCAATATCTCCGCCAGTTTCTCGGCGGAAAATGTGTTGTCGCCAAACCAGCTATTTTCGGGAGCAATACCTCCTATGACTTCTATATGTATCATATATACAAAGATACGTATTTTTACGTTTTATATAAGAAAAAAACTATAATAATAATTTGTTTGATTGTATTTTCATATAGTTTGCTTCCTGTCTTTTAATGTCCTGGATAGTTGCTACTATTTTCACAGAATTAAGAGCTTTAGCAATAGCTTGTTCGATGTTAGGATTGATATCCATTCCTGCGTGTCTCATAACATATCCGCCATCGTATCCGGCGGAGGCAAATGGAATACCTCCGCCCGCTTCATTGATGGCAGACAGTAGGGGGAGGAATCTGGCCGTCGAACGCCTGTTGATAATTACCTCGCCGGCCTCAGCTTCAATAACTTCTCCGCCCTGTGCATGGGTGCGTCCATGAATGTAACGGCCCCGGGAGGCGGTAGGAAGCGGGGCAGACAATACGGCAGCCATTTGCAGTGCGCTTGCCGCCGATATGAGCCCGGTAAGTATCCCGGCCACTATGGGATTTGCCTGAGCCTGTGCCCACGCCTGCACGATTGCCTGTGCAGTGCTTACCGTAATTGAAAATACGGATGCAGCCCGTTCGGCTTTCGCCTCTCTGACACGGGCTTCGGCTATTGCATCCTCCCGCTCTTTTTGCAGCCGCATACTTTCCGCGTTATATTCGGCTTCCGTATAGGCCCCGCGTGCGTACATGTCGGCTAAATTCTGTTCTGCCTTATCATACGTGTCGTTGATAGATGTCACTTGCTGTTCTACCTGCGAAGAAATTAGGTCGGTAATACCATTGAAAACTTCATTTATTTGGTCGGCAATGGAGAATATATCGTCCCGAAGTTTAGTTTGAAATTCTTCCTCGTTCTGAGCCATTGCCGCCCGTATTTCCTCCACTTTCTCCGCATTGTTTTTATAGAGTTCCAATTCCTGGAGCAACCGTTCTTTCGTCGTCCGATATCGGGTTACATAATTGCTGTTGTCGATTTCATATCCCTCCAGCCATGCAGCACGCTCGATAGCCAATACTTGATTAGCTATTTCCCGCTGCAACGAAACGGTATCTTCTCCGAGCTGTTGACGGAGGCGTAATTCTTCCTGCATGCCCTGTAGTTCCAGTTGCAGACGCTCGATGCTACCCTCCTTCATCTCTTCTGCCTCCTGCGATACTATTGCCTGCAAAGTTTTCAGCCGTTCCTTAAGGATTTCATTTTGCTTTTTGGCGATTTTCTCGTCTACTTCTATCGTCTCCTCCCCGTTCTTCTCCAGCATCTCCTTCTCTGCCTCAAAAGCCTCCAATTCGATTTTCAGACGTTCCGCGGCATTGTTCCCGGCTTCCAGAATGCGCCGGCGGTAAAGAATACTCAGTGCTTCGAATTCTTGCCTGTCATATTTCTTATTGACTTCGGAAATATCTTTTGCAAGGTTTTCGGCTAACTTGTCGCGATATACCAATAAATTTGCTAACACCTCCTCGTAGGCTGTTTTTGCGGCTGCAGCCTCCTCCTGGGACAGGTTGCCAAAATCTATTTTTTCATATTCGGCAACCGTATCCTCTAACGTCTTGAGAGTTTCCGCATATTCGCGCATTAGCTGCCGTATCTCGCCCTGTCTGCTCCCTTCATTGAGAGTTTTAACCATTTCCTGTTGGATTTTTACGATATTTCCTGCGAATTTGGAAGCCAGCTGGTCTACGGTCTTGCCCGCGTCTTCTGCATCTTCTGCAAAGCCCACAGCGAGTTCCGAGGATTTTTCGGCGGCCGTGGCTGTAAGTTCGTTTATGAACGTCAGATAATTTTCGGCTTTTGCGAATGACTTGTCGGCCCTGCGGTTTGCATTGTCGCCTTCTGTCCAGTCGAAGCTGCGGGCTATATCATTGGATAAAGCGACAAACGACATACCGAGCACACCATTGGCGTCAGCCACGCGCCGTATCCGTTTTTCCTCCCGTTCGCTGTATCCCTGTGCGCGCTGTTGCGCCTTTGCCCGAAGTTCTATCCCCTCCGCTATCTGCTCTTCATACAGTTTCAGTGATGCAGCAGCCTGCGCACGTGCGACCATTGCATCTATGACTTTTTGCGTAGATGCGGGGGAACCGAATACCGCCTCTGCATCGTTTACGTCGTTTATGGCAAGTCCTGTATCTGCTATCTCGTCCTTGTATTTTTGTATGAATCCCGCTTTTGCTTCTGCATCATCGCCCAATCTCGCCCATGCATCGGCGAGTAAATTGATATTCGCAATCTGTTTGCCGAGCCCGCTGAAATCCATTGCTTCATTTAATGCTTTCATGGAGGCCGCCGTGCTGTCCGCCGCGTTTTTCCCCTTTAACAGTTCGCCTATCCATTTTACTATTTCGCCTCCGTATTGCGCAAGTAGTGTAACGCCCACTGCTAACAATGTCTGCATGGACAGAAATGACGACAACACCGTTTTTATCACAGACGGTGCGGTCTTGCCTTCCTTTCGCAGGGCTGCAGCTCCATACGCACTTTCTGTATCTCGTCAAAAAACATCGGTAGGTTGTTCGAGATGGCGAGGAAAAACTGATTAGCGCTAACAGTGAGGGATGGTAATTCGCGTACCAGTTGTTGTGCCTGAATGTTCAATCCATTATATGCACTGCCGTAGTTACCGACGTTGCGGCGAAAATTGCCCAGCGCCTGTTCCTGCTTGCTGAGTTCCGCAGTCAGTCCTGCGATACGGTCACGCAGTTCGGTTCCCTGCGCCGCTTCTCTTTCCGCCTTGCCCAAACCGTCGTATTCCTGTGTAAGTAACGACACTTGCAAACGCATGGCTTTAAGCGCATCTGCCTGTTGCCCCTCTAATTTCATAGAGTTGACAGCAAACTTACTGTATGAGTTGTATTGGGCAGTAAGCACTTTCAATTGGGCGGCCTTTTGCTGATACGCGATAGTGCCTTTCCCATTTTGCGCCGCCTCCTGCTTCATGGCTTCTTTAACTCCTTCTATTTTCTGCTGCAGCTCTGCCGCCGTAGCGATTGCCTCGGTCGCATTCAGTTTAATGTTATATACGGTTTCTCTTGTTTCGGTAGCCATGTTATTGTAATTTAATCATTTCACAGGTGACAATCTCTCCGGAGTAATTCTCGACTTTCAGCAGATAGAAGTATGCGCTAAACTGTTCTAACCAAACAGGCTTCATAAAATCTATCATGTATATATCGAGCAGCGACAAATCGAAAGAAGCCCGTAAAACGGTCGGGAAAGCAATTGCATTTGTTAAAGCATCAAAGTTCTGTTTGATGTTTTCTGTGTAAAAATTGCCTGTATATACATTCTTGACAGCAGATACAGTACCTTGCTGAATTGTTTTGCTAAACGGCAATAATGCTCGTAATAGATAGGGTGTATCGCTTCCTTTCCATGTTCTGGATATGCCGCTATCCTGTTGTGAAACCTCATATAGTGGAAGATTGACGACTTGGCCGTAAGTATCAAATGTTAGATTTTTCGCGCTGGCAAACGGTATTTCCATATACTCCTCCGGCCCCTGTTCTAAGGATGCAGAATACATTCTGAATGTCCAGCCGGTTTGGTAATCATTTTCTTCCTTAAAATTGATTTCGTTGATTTTGGCGAAATTGTCGGGCTGATAGCTAAATTCGAGTTCATCGTCCTGTAACAGTTTGTCCGACCAGTCCATTACATTACCTGCATTCTTGTTGTCAATGACGGTTTGGAAAGTTTCAAAGGTTACGGTCTTGGTGCGATAATCGAATACGGGGAAAAGGGCAAAAGTCTGTATTACAGCACGCACAAAATCGCCCTGCGTGTCGAAGTTCATGCAATCGAACAGATTTGCGCTTGCGCCTATTGTGATGCTGCCGTAATCAGTTTCGCTGTCGGGGTCTGATGTAAACTTAACAGATAGGTCTATATCTATAGGCATTAGTATTGGAGACGTATTGGTACTGTCAAAACGCTCATAGGATTGGAATGTGAAACTAAAACGCAACTGCTCCCCCGCATTGATTGTAAATGGATTTTCTGTATATAGTAAGTGTGTTTGGCCGGCGGCTATATCTGGAAGCCAATAATTATTATTAATATCATCATACTGATAGCCTTTTAATGGCTTTGATACAATAACATTACCAGAGTTGTCCGTAATATTTGCAACAACCTGCAAGGCTGTTATCGTACTGTCTGGCGTGTATGGATAATTGATAGGAGCGCCAGGTTTTACAGATACTACAACGTCGCATTTCTGCGTATCAAGAGCGAAATATGTTGGTTTGTAATGTAATTGTATTTCATCCGAAGTGCCGCTATACCCACTCCTGCCTGAAGAATCGGGTTCTAAAGATATTGGTACTTTTAAAAAATTTCGGCGCTGAATCCCTATAGAAGCATGTAGTCCTCCCGTCATTTCGTATGTAAAATTTCCAGACTGTTTTAAACTAACACATGGAATGATGTGTTTATCCAACCCAGAGGAATTGTCGTACTCAGTATTCCATCCATGATACTTCATAATAGCGCTAAGTACGGATGGAACACTGAGAGCTGGAAAGACATTCCATACATCTACTGCCTGGCTGAGCGTGTCGGCATTGCTGACAGCTCCAGGTTCGATATCGTTTTGGGATAGAAGGTACAGACCGTTTACCGTGCCATATTTTCCAGCCGCTTGGCTAAACGTTTGGATTTGTGTGATACCTACAGCTCTGTTTAATTTTATTGCCGACATAGGCGTATCATCCATAGATACGAACAAGTCTTTGTTTGCACCTATGATTTGGCAGTTTATCTCCCCACCGGACATGGAATCGACGTACAGCAGCATATCCTCCTCGGTGAATTTCTGCCCGTCGCAAAGGAGCAGGCAGGGCCACGCGTGCGTCGATATATCCCCGTATCGTCCGTTAATGCCGTTGAAATACTGCATAGCCCGAATGTTCGTTTCCGTAACAGGCAATGTTAGTGCCTGGGAAAACGTGACGTTTCGAGCACTCGGTTCGGATACGTTGAACGCCTGCAGTGTGATGTACGGATTTTCATCGCCCAAATCGAGCGATATCCATTCTTCCGCCTCTGTATGTCGTATTTTTACTTCCCATTTCATAGCTGCTGTAATCTGATTGGCGGTAGCGTAAATGTGTATTCTATATCCCCAAGTCCTGAGCGGCTATTCCATGTTACGGAAATCGAATCTTCGAATACGACCGTCTGCCATTTGCCGATGCTTTCGTCGTACCATTCAACGAGAGGGGAGCGGGGTATAAATTTCAAGCACTCAAATTCTTCGCGTGTTAACAATCCGTCGCCTACCGTTATACGCTTGCGACCTATGGCACTTGCGCGATGCCATATGCGGTATTGGTCGGAAGGATAGGGTAGTGTATTTATGATATCTTCAATCTCCTGTTCGTCCGATGGATATGACTTGAACATCCAAAAATCGTATCCTCCTTTTTCATTTATCCATCTTATATAAAAAGGGTTATCTGGAATACATCCTAATCGGCAATGATATTTTGGTGTAAAATATTGGAATGAAATATACGAGTTTCTAAGTTCCCAACTTTCAGTATCTGTTAAATCTACCATACTTACCCCTACAGGAATCTGCTGAACTTTATATGCACTATTAAACGTTTTCCTATATAGAAATGGACCGATAGAAAACGTATTTGTATTTATAACCATGTCGAGCGGATATCCTTCATACCATACCCAACATGCAGGAGACATAAGCATTGCTGCATTTTCTGTTTGCATATCGCTAATATGTCCATACTGAGATATGTGGCGCATGAATAATCTTCTTGCATTTTCTTGTGCTGTATCTTCCCCAGGAATGTTGTTAACAGTGTAATTCCCGTATAAATTGTTGTCAGAATATCCGGAACGTATGTTGAAAAACGATGATTTAAATATCCATCCTAAATCATATTTTATCTTGCCGTCCTTGTCCGGTTCTGAAGATAAAACCACATTCGGAGTTTTTGCATTGGGCCGTTCAACATTCACCGTAATCATCGGCAAGGTCGTGTCTGTAGGCGATAATGAATTGAGCAAATCAGCAGGCGATGGAAGATACGGCAAATAATCATTTCCGGTATTTATCATTATTTTGCCAGCCGTGACCGACATTAACAGGAATCCGTTTGGTGAGACGCCGGGACTTTCCGGCGTTTTGTAATCTACTAAAAAAGAATTGTCGTATGGATAAAGAATCGCTTGCCTCGAACCGTCAGACACAGATGAGTGCATTGTCGTTTCGCCGGAATAGAACCATGGCTGAAAATCTCCCGTATAACCGTATCTATAAATATCTCTTACCTCAAATCGGGATGTTAATACATAAGGAATTATCGTATCGAGCATTTTACCATCGTAATACATGTTTCTCTGCACATAGGTTATGTTCCAAATCGTATTCAAAGTACGCACATAATAAATATGACCGCCCATGTATAAACTACCGTCAGCGGAGCCACCTAACCATATATTTTTAATATTACTATAAACATTATAACTAACATCCCCATTATAAATAGTGGTTCCGTTAAAATCGATACGCATAATTCCTGCGCCTCCTGATGTAACGGCGGTTGTGTCTGTCCAAATAACAATATGATTTAGTGTTTTTAAAACAACGTCAATGGTAGCAGATGAATCTTGGAGTCGCACTAATTTGCCATTTTTAAAACCTATTACGTCCACTGAGTGCAACAGTTCGTCTTCATAAATTACTAAAGGATGTACTAAATCATCATTTGCAATATTGTCTATATTAAACACTAATTCTATCCCCAACGAATTACTATTGCGCATAATTTGTGATACTTCAACGTACCCTAAAGGTCTGTTTGTGCAGTCAAAAGATTGAGGAACACCAATACAATGTCTGAAATTAAACCATGCAGTTAGTCCAGGGCCTGTCCATGCTTCGGTTACATCCTTAAATGGATTTTGAACAATAAATTGTGTACATAAAGCAGCTTGCATGTCCGGATATCTCACGGTAGATAATTGATTAGCATTGATATATGCTCGCTCTATATAATCGACAAAGTTGCGAGATGGCGTTGTGTTTAAAGTCCATAATGCATCACCGAATGTTTGGTCTATTATCAATTCCACGCGTCCCCCCGCAAATTTGTTATTTGTGGTGCTCGTTTTAATACTTAATTTATTGATACCAAGACTGTAATATTTCCCTATTGTAAACGGTATTATGGTGCTCACTCCACCTGCTGTTATTCTGGTAAGTCCGGACGCATCTATTCTTGAAAATAATGTCGGTAATTGACGTTGGCCGGCCGGCATAGCCGAGCTACCCACAGGCATTTCAACATCTGCATTGGATGTTTTTAAAGGGAGAATATTAACTCCCTCTGTATCATTTTGATGTGCTTGCGCCCATTCATACAGTCCTTTGTCAGTTTGCAATACGAGTTCCGTCTCCTCGTACGCTGAACATATTGGTTTCGGTTTTTTCAGACAGTATGCCATAATCTATAATATATATCCGTGTTGTGATGATGCAGGGACGGACAGTGTTTCATTGATAAGTATTTGCATTGCTTGGTCTAATGCTGTTTCAAGCCACGCCTCAAAATTTTTTACGGGCGTGTCCACCAAATCCACGTATAGATGATTTCTGTATAATTCCGACCCTTCGCGGCGTATTTTCCATGCTACCGCATTGGCAAAACGTCGGGCATCTCGCGCATCTATAAAATAAAGACCTTTGGCGGCTGCCCATTCTTCGATAATGTCGGTAAAGTTGGCCGGGACGCGTCCCGGCCCCCGACCCGTGATGAGAGTATGGAAATATCCGGGAGCCTTTATCGCTCCCTCGATAATATCCCCAGTGCGCTCTACCGTTGCCGTCGTTTCTGAATACGTCCGTCCACTTGCCTGCTGTCCGGCACGGCGGGAAGCCTCTACTATGTCATCCCTCAGCATTTCCAAGTGTTGAAGCAGCTCGCTGTCGAATCTTGTTGTCATCGTCTTTTTGCTTTTCGTGCACGGGCAGCTTTTTCTTCGCGATTCTTATGCAGCCGCTCGTGAAATATCGCCCGCTGCATATCAGTATAAAGTATATTGAATACTTTCGCGTATTTCCATGACAGTATCGTGTCTGGGTCCGTCGCGAACTCTTTTGCGAGAGATGTGATTACTCCCATGTAACTGATTTTCCGCTGCATGTCGAGTATACCTGCAGCTTTCTCTTCCGTGGTAGGGGCTTTATAAAGCTCTTTATTTTCACGATTAATCCAGTATGTCAAACCGTCTATAACTTCCGGCCACCAAGCAATGCTTTCACGGATATTCAAGAACGACCATTTTGGCACAAGGCATTTCATGCACGCTTCCATTTTGGCGAATTCAGACAGTTTCGCGTTCTGCAAAATGCGTCCGAGTTCTATACGTTGTCCGTATGTAAACTGTCCCCCTCGGATATCTACTTTACGCATAATCTTCGGCACACAGCCCCTCCTCCCACTGAAATTCTACATAAATGCTTATTTCGTTCGCGTCGAACCGCGGTTCCGCCCTGTAGTTAATACGCAGATTTGCGAACGAATCGGGAAATCGTGCGGCCATGTCCGATTTTTTCAGCGCCTGCAGAAATGGCCGGACGAGCCGCCGCTCTATCGTGTCCTGCACAGCAAGACGCGTACGAGTAGTCATATCGTTATCGGAAAATTCCGTGCTTCCTTTTTCATACGTGCTGTGCATCTCAACAAAACCGCAGAAATATACACGCACTGTGGTTTGCTGATGAGGGATACGGCCTCGCGGCAATATATAGTTAGAGTAGACAGGCGGTTCGACATATATAAAGAAATTTGCGTGCCCATCGTCATTCGTTCGCGGTACGGTATCGATTTTAACCGCAATCAAATCGGCACTGTCGCACTCGAAATACACATCTCCGCCTCCGACGTTGCACGTTTTGGCAAAATCGCCGATAAATGATAATATGCTTCCAATCATCGCCCAATCTCGCCCATGCATCGGCGAGTAAATTGATATTCGCAATCTGTTTGCCGATC